CAAGAAAGAACCCTTACAAACTGTGTGGATATTCTCAGGCACACAAGGTACGGGCAAAGGCTTGTTCTTCAATTACATACTGACTCCCATGATTGGCGAAAGTAATGTCGCTATAAAAGCCATCTCTGCTTTAGAAGACAGCTTTAACAGTTACCTATCTGACAAGTTGTTCGTTGCCATTGACGAGTTTCACATCACCGACTCCAAGCAAGACCAGCGCACCTTTGACCAGATCAAACTCATTACAGGTGGTGAGCGCGTGGATGTACGCGCCATGTATAAAGAAAGCAAGAACATGAAAATGTACTGCAACTTTATGTTCTTCAGTAATCACGCCGATGTTGCTCGCTTAGATGATGGCGATCGACGACATAACGTAGGTTTCCCTCAAGCCATTAAGCTCAAAGAAGCCTACCCAGAAATGTTCGACAACAACATCGACCTCAAATCGCTACTAGGCGATGAAGTCAGTGACTTGTATGCCTTTTTGCACTCATTCGACTACAACCAGCTTGCTGCGACGACCTGTATCGAAAATGATGCTAAGCGCAATATGCGTGTCGCTGGTATGGGCGTTCATCAGAAGTTCTGCTTCGCTTTACGTGAAGGTGATCTCGACTACTTTGTGGAAAACATGAATGCGCTCAATGGCACACCTTCACACTTACTCAATGTTAAGCAAGTTGCAGAAAAGACATTGACTAAATGGATTGACGAAGCCGTCAACACGCTACCTAGTGACGTATCTGTTGCAGAAGCTCACGCAATGTACCTGGTGCTTAACCCTGACAGTAACTCCACAAGTCAGAAGTTCGCCACCATGCTGACACGCAACGATGTCAACCAAGAACGTAAGCGTAAAAACGGCATACGCGCTAAGTATGTTGTCACCCGCTTCAAATTCACTGACTACGATGCCACCGACTTCTTAGATAAAGCGCCCAATGTGATTCCTGCCAACAAGCGAGTCACTAACATGGTCGAAATACCTAACTTACCCAAAACAGCCGAACCAGACTTTTAGGAGACTACATGGATACCATTGACCAGTTATCAGCGTATGAAGTAAGGCAATTCATTCAACCCATTGCTCTCAAACAAGGTGATGAAATTGCGCTACTCAACGAATACTTAATCGGTGAAGTTGAAAAAGCCATGATTAAAGGCCCAGACGACATGAAGCAGCATCTTATTAGTCTGTACCAATACATTAACCAAAAACCAAAGGTTCACTAATGGAAGACTTGCCCACGTTCAACCCAAAAAACCATCAGATGGCCTCTAAAAATACTGATGCCCCGTTAGAGTTCAATAACGCTGTGTTTGACCCTAAAGCCGCTAGAGAATCAGCGCGTCGTGAGCGTATGACTCGCCTTGACCCGCTCGATGCACCATTAGGACTCATCCCAACCACTTCATTCTCATCATTGTCTAACTTTGAGAAGTGTCCTTACCATGTGTACCTAAGTAAAGTTGAAAAATGCCCTGATGTATCTGGCCCCGCAGCATTACGCGGTAGTGAGATACACGATAAAGCAGAAAACTTCATCAAAGGTGACGGGACTGACGATGTACCCAAAGAATTGCTTAAATTTGAGTCATTATTCTCCGATTTACGCAATCGTTATTCCGATGGCCTCATCCATGTGGAAGAAGATTGGGCCTTCACCCGCGAGTGGGAACCTACAGGCTGGAGTGAAAAAGATACGTGGTTACGCATGAAGTTAGACGCGCTTGACCTTGAATCACCCACTTCTGCAATCGTCTACGATTGGAAAACAGGACGTAAGTTCGGCAACGAAGTAAAGCACGGGCAACAGGCTTTACTGTATGTCATATCGACCTTCATTAAATGGCCTGAACTGGAGTTTGTAGAAGCCAACATGATCTACACCGACAAAGGTGAGGTTATGAAAACTGCGTACTCACGCGATCAAGCCATGCTGTTCTTTGACCGCTATAACCTTCGCTTCAACCAAGCCACTACTTGTGTTGATTTCAAACCCACCCCCAACGCTAGCTCATGCAAATGGTGTCCGCACTCAAAAGTGCAAGAAGGACTCGATAACCCTGCATGTCAATGGCGGTATGCACCCCACTAGGAGGACTTATGCCGTATTACAACAAAGATTTCCCGTTTGACCAAGTATCACGGAAGGATGGTGTCGAAAGTTACTGTGGAGATTACGCAAATACCCCTCATGAGTTAATGAAACTTGGGTATGCCGAATCGCAAATTTGGTCAGTGTCAGACGGTGAAGAGGAAATCATTCGAGACGATGGGATGCGATTAAACTATATCGTATTCGGTCCGTCAGGGATGCACATCAACGTGTTTGGCTACATCGCTACTAAAGAACATCACGATGGCGATACTTTTTACACCGAAGAATTTTTAATGGAACCTTTTGACTATGAGTAAACACATGGTACATGAACGTAATATCAAAGAAACTAAGTTAGCCCAACAAATCTATGCCACATGCGCAGCCGAAGCTTTATTTCAAGAACAAAGCCAAGAAAATGGCATAGCATCAGAAGAATTAGCTTTGATCGCCAGTTTTGCTTTCATCGCTGCAGAAGAATTCCATAAATTAGAGGACATGAATCATGAAGAACGGAAGAAATACGTCACTACCTGTGCCGCTCGACTTACCGCCTCTCTTTGATCACCAGGCATCAACCATTGCGTTCTTAATTAACCAGGAGCGTGCTTTAATTACCTCCGATGCAGGTACAGGCAAGACGCGTTGTGTCTTAGAAGCCTTTAAGCAGTCAGAATCACGCCGCATGTTAGTGCTTGCGCCGTTATCTATACTCAAACCTGCTTGGGGTGACGACATTGACCAATGGACTCCTGATTTAACGTGGGGTATCTCAACGTCGCAAAGTGCCAAAGCGCGTCGACAAGCCTTCGATAGCAAATGCGACATTGTGATCACCAATCACGATGCTGTTAAGTGGTTACTCAAGCCTGCTAACATTTCTTTGCTACACGATTTCGACATGATTTGTGTGGATGAAGTCACTGCCTTTAAGAACCCAACCTCAGATCGTAGCAGGGCCATACGCGACCTTGTAGACCTGTTTGAGCGCAGGGTAATGATGTCAGGCACTATCACTCCAAACAGCGTGACGGACATCTGGCACCCTTGTGTGCTGCTTGACGATGGAGAACGTCTGGGTCGTTCTTTCTACGGCTTTCGACTCCAAGTGTGCACGCCAAAACAGGTTGGGCCAAACCCTAATCAAGTTAAATGGTTAGACAATGTAGGTGCAGAAGATCAAGTTGCTGCCAAGATACATGACATTACCATTCGCTATCGGTTCGAGGATTGCATTGACATACCCGAGAACACTCACCGCATGATGTACATTGATTTGCCCAATAAATTGCAAACGGATTACATCATCCTCAAAGAACAAGCCATATTAGAAGCGGAGTCTGGCGTTATTATCAACGCTATTCACGCAGGCGCTAAATATCAGAAATTACTCCAGCTATGCTCAGGTGCAGTGTATGACGAGAACGGGGACACCCAAGTCTTTTCTACTGCGCGATCACAACTGGTGATGGATCTAGTTGCAGAACGCGACCACACAGTCGTTGCCTTCAATTGGAAACACCAAAAAGCGGAATTGCTGAAGATTGCTGACAAAATGGGCTTTGCCTATGCTGTTATTGACGGCGAAACTTCACGATCTGCGCGGGAGAAAGCAGTCGAAGACTTCCAAGCTGGAAAGCTCAAAGTCTTGTTTGCTCACCCTGCGTCAGCGAGTCACGGACTGACTCTCACGAAAGGTTGCGCCACTATTTGGGCCAGCCCTACTAACCGATCTGAACTATTCTCACAGTTTAACTCACGCATCTATCGTGCTGGGCAAAAACGTAAGACAGAAACGATCACTATCGCAGCTCGCGATACATTTGAAGAAGATGCCTACAATACCTTAGACGGCAAATTAGCTGCTATGGGTTCCTTGTTGGATATTTTTCAGAAAAACACGGCATTTGCCGCATAACTAAAATATAGAGGAAGTACTTATGTCTAATTCAATCGACTTTAACGCTGCATTCATCGAAGCTGAAGCCACTACATCATTTGATCAGTTGCTTACTGTACTTAACATGGCTACCAAGTCTGTTAAAGCTGAACGTGATCGTCTAACTAAAGACGAAACCTCCGAAGTAAAATTTACAGCCGCCGTACAAAGAGTGTCTGAGCTATCTCAACAGTTAGCTGACGATCCTGCATTGATCGATGACTACCTTGAAGCTGCTACTGAGATGCGTAAAGCCAATACCTCTCGTCTCAATCGCGGTGAAAAGTCTATCCCACAGTGGGATGCGATTAATGAGTGCTGGGAATACGCTCAAGACTTAATGCACGGCTTGAGTCAAGAAGAAACCGAAGCTGAACTTGCGCTTGCCGCATAGGAGTTACCATGTCTGATATGACCTTAAAAGAGCTACTAAATACGGCTAAGCACATACGCACCGACAAGCAAGCGCTTGAACGTGACGTAAAAGTGCTATCCGCCAGCTTAGAGGAAATAAAAGAGCAGATCCGCACCAAGATGCACGCTGAAGGTATAGAGCGCACATCTGTTGACGGCATCACTGTATCCCTGTCTGACGCTACTGTTTATAACATAGCTGATTACGGCCTTTTCCATAACTTTATTATGGCAGAAGGTCACACAGGGCTACTGCAAAGACGAGTATCCAACATATACGTTAAAGATCTTCTAAAGACCTTTGATGCTATACCAGGGCTCGTTCCTTTTGCCAAGGAGAACGTCAATCTTCGGGTTGGCTAGTATCTTTTTAGTAGCTGAACTGCTATAATAATCAAGTTCGCCCGCCCTCTTGCGGGCTTACTAATCCAAAATCTAAAATAGTGAGAACTAATATGTCTAAATCAATCGTATCCTTCCAATCTGCCGACGTTATGCCTGCTTACCTTATCCAAGGTTCTAGTCTAGGTAACGAAAACGTATCCGCCTCAGATATGGTTATCCCTACCCTAGCATTAGCGCAAGCAATGAGTCCTGAAGTGGGAAAGAAAAGTGACCCTAAGCACATTAAAGGCTTAGAACTGGGCCATGTTTTCAATAAGCTGACAGGTGAGTTCTGGGACAGCGTTTTTGTGCTTAACCTCAAGTTTGAGACTGGGTTCACCATCTTTAAGAAACGTGAGCACGGAAGTGGCTATGAAGGTAATCACCCGACTGAAGCTGCTGCTAGCCAGCACATAGCAGAGAACAATCTAATTGCTGAACACTACGATATTGTAGACACGGCGTTACACACTGTTGCTTTGCTAGATGAAAATGGCGAGAACCCAAAAGTAGCCCAAATCTACATGGCGGGTGCCAACAAAAAGATCTCTGATGCGTGGAATACTGCATTAGCAGGTTATAAATGTGATCGTTTCTCGACTGTTTGGGCGTTGTCCTCCGCTGAAGAGGCCAACAAAAAAGGCCAAAACTACCAAGTGTTTAAAGCATCTATGGTAGGTTACGCTGACGAGAAATTGAACGCCGAAGCCAAGGCTACTTACTTTGCCATGAAAGGCATGACCGACCCTACCATCCACTAGGTAGTAAGTAGATACAAGCCATCCCTCGGGGTGGCTTTTTTATAGCTGGAGAAAAGCATGGATATTGATTTATTAGCACTCGCCGTAGGCATGATTATAGGGATTCCTTTCGGAGTAGCTTTAACTTACATAGCGCGGTATTTGTTAACGGGTAAGCGAGAACGGCAGAAACTTCAATTCGTTCGCGAAATGTGGATTGAGTCCCGTAACGCATCCTTTATTAATCAATTTAAGAAAGCTGACGATGAACGAGCATAGCTACATCAAAGCCATACACAAAATGCTTCCCTCAACTGTGTACAAATGGAAGATCAACGATAATTTTCATGGTGGCGTAGCGGACGCGTATTACTCTGGCTCAGGTGGCGACCTGTGGATTGAGTATAAGTACGTGTCTAATCCTCCTAAGCGTTCCAGTACTGAGATAAAAACCTGTTTATCCTTACAGCAATTGCATTGGTTAAAAAGCCGTCAAGAAGAAGGTCGTAAAGTAGTGTTAGTGATTGGTATGCAAGCACCTGTAGGAATGCGATTTAAAGATAACCTAATCATCACTGATTTTAGTCAAAAAGTGACCATAGATACCTTTAGTAGCTCAGCTATTGACAAACGTGGGGTTGCTGAGTTTATAATGTCGTCGTGCCTCGAAGAAGTGGCATAAGACAATTTACGATGAATGGGCGTAGATCCATACATTTATATAAACTACAGGAAGACACACAATGGCTAAAGCGAGCTTACTCGTTGGAACCGACGCTTCGCCCGAAGCAGAAAGTCGAGCAGTCCAACGTATTCTCTCTATCTACAATCGCCTCAAAGCAGACGAAGGATTAAATCAAACCCTACTTGCCCAAAAAATGGGCCTCAAACAACAAAGTGCCATATCACAGTACTTCCTCGGTAAAGTTCCTTTGAACATGACTGCGGTTGTTAATTTCGCCCAGGCTATGAATGTTTCCCCCTCCGACATTTATCCTGAATTGATGGAACCAGTACGCACATCTTTCTACCCTAAAGTATCAATTGCTGTGCGCTACGCAATTAGAGGAAACCCAACCATTGACGCTATACAATCTGTTGAAGTCCAAGGAGACTTGGAACCTTACGCGGTACAGATTAATGTAGATGATTACCTACCCTACATAGCTAAAGACTCGTTTATCGTATGCTCCAATCGTGTTAAACCACAATCTGGGGCTGAAGTGTTCGTAGAACTTAACGATGGGAATCGTTTTGTTGGACGCTTCTTCTATAGCGAAAAGGGAATTACGCAAGTTCTGAAACTGCAAGACAATTGCATATATGACCTTCAAAGTGAAGATGTCATAGTGTGCGATATGGTGATTGGTACTCACCGCCAAAATAACTGGGAACTAAAGTAATATGATAGTTGCTCACCTTAATAACAATCAATCCAAAAAGAAGGCGTGGATGCGAGAAGATCAATGGATGTGGCATATAATCCATACCGATCCGTTTGCAAACGCTAAGCCTGTTTTTGGAATTTTAGAAACGCAATTTGCAGGTATGCAAACTTCGTTTGGTGTAAACAATTTTGATAACGCCCAAGGCCCCCCAGTTTAACAATCGACATCTTTTTTTTTCACCCCTTAATAGTAGTTGAGCTAATAGCGTAAGCACACAAACACGAAGGCAGCACCATGATCAGCAAGAAAGACATACTACTAACCGCCGACCAACTAATCTGTGGGCAACGCGCTCAAGACTATGGTACTGCCCGTGAGAACTTTGAACGAATCGCCACAATGTGGACAGTTATATTAAAATCCGAACAAATTACCCCTGCACAAGTAGCAATGTGCATGGCTGCATTAAAACTATGCCGCTTAGTCAACACACCAGACCACGCTGACAGTTGGATAGACACCGCAGGGTACATAGCCCTTGGTGGCGAACTGGCGACTGAAGAACATTAGCCTTAATAAAACAGACGGAGTAATCTATCATGAACCAAGATTTAGTAACTACCCTGCCAAAATGGGTACGCATTAAAAAGTTTGCTTTAATGACAGGAATCACTTATGACGCTATGAAAAGTAAAATAGCGAAATCGCAAGTGGCGGAAGGCATTCATTATGTCAGAGCCCCTGATGGCAACTTAATGATTAATTGGAGAGCAATGGATGAATGGGCCGAAGGACAAACCAAGCACTGAGCTGGAAGCGATATGTAAAACCCTAAGGGGTGTAACCCTCCAGAACGGTAAGATAAGGATCAACTTCACCTATAGAGGTGTGCCTTGCCGCCCTATTTTGCGGGGAGTCGAAGTTACCAAGAAAAACCTCAAATGGGCCGAAAAGAAACGTAACGTCGTCCTGTTTGAAATTGATTCAGGCGCGTTCAATTACAACTCGCATTTTCCTAACGATGCCAGAGCCAGTTTGTTCTCAAAATCAGACACCCCTAAAACAATTTCACAGGGGCTTAAAGCCTTCTTCAACCTGAAAGCGACTAAACTGGCCCCCAAAACATTGTCCAGCTACAAGTCAAAATCAAAGCACATCGAAATTGCCTTTGGGCCAATGCACATTAATATGCTCAAGAACTCTCAAATCGAGCATTGGATCAGCAATGAGCTCGCGTACTTGGCTAACAAAACCATTAAAGAAATCCTTATT